TTGTTCATGTATTCCCACGTCTTGTTCAGCGGCTGATACGTGATCTGGTTGCCTTCGTCGCTACCGATAGTAACCTTTTTATACCCCCCTCCTGTCGCCGGATCAAGATACGCCTGATAGCCGCCCTCATCATCAGAGCCGCCGCCGTCCATTTTTGGGTATCGAATAAGTGCCATAATTGTAAGTCCTAAAGTATTTAAATTAAGCTATTGCGGTCCAAGCACCAGCCACTTTAAAGTAGATATGAGTTCCTACTCCACCATCATCTCTAAAGTAAAAGTTACCATTTGCTCCCAAACCGCCCGCTGGAACACCTGTGCCCCCAAGCAGCTTAACTGCTCCTAATCCTGAGATTGAGCCCAGTTGGGTTGTTGTTAGATGTCTGTAATCAGTCGGACCACCACCTTGAATATTCTGAAGGTTGTTATGATTCCGAATAGGGATGTCCGCTATTGAGGCACCCGTTTTAGAAACACTGTCCCAAGGAACACTTCCTGAAGTTCCACCTATTAAGTTCTGAAGTTGTCGTAACCACTCCTGAAAAGAGAACGGAAGATCTTTAATGTCTTTAAGGGGAATTGGTGGAAAGGCCATGTTTATCCTATACTAACTTCAAGTTCCAATGCTTCAATACGCATTGGGGTATTTCCTGTGTAGCTTACTTGCCAACTTCTTCGGAAGAAACTTCCAAACTGCGTAGCAAAGACACGATGATTTGACATTGAAAGAGTCCGTGCAGTGCTTGTTGTAGCGTAGTCATCATCGCTGTATTGGAGAAATATGTTACAAGGGTCTGATTGAACATCCCCAACAACATTGACCCCAGAGCAGAACTTACGACTAGAAGCAGTGTCAAAGTCAACCCGAGCCAAGCGCATCAAATAGGTAAAGTTTACCCCATTATCTTGATAGGTAGCTGCATCCATAGGATAAATATACCCATCAGTAGCATGTTGGCAGAAAGCTTGGTAATTGTGCTGGCAAACAGAAACAATAGGCCATCGGTTTGTTGCGCCAGCTTCTTGGTATTCTGTCCAAAGATCATTTCCGTAATCATACACAAATGTTCGGTTTGCCGACATTAAATTCAAAACATAGAAAAAACGACCTGCAACCCTCTTAGCAAAAGCAAAGCAAGTTGCAATGCCTGTCTTTTCGTTGTTTAAGATTCTTTGTATTGCGGGAGTTGCAATCTCTTTTAGACCCGTGCTGCCATCAATACGATAGACAGAAAAACCACCGTTTCGAGAATTGGACACCCAAGTGATATATTGTTCGTCTTGAGCAATACTGTTTTGACTTGCACAGCCAATTTGTTGAGCAGCTTGTTCATAGTTGCTGAAAGGACTTCCAGTTGCATTTTGAGCATCATAAAAAGCCTGCATTGAGTTATCAAGGAAAACAAACAGGAGGTTATTCTGGTGGGCAATCCCCACTCCAGTGCCTCCAAACATCTGAGCCGTTAAGAAATGGGAAGCATCCCAAGTTGTGGGATCATCCACGTTACAAGCCCAGACAGTTCCGTCTGTCTTTAAAGTGCAGATATACCCATCCATATACACAAGATCTGTTGTGTTCGGGGTTGGAAAGTTTACAGTGACTGTTGTTACGGTGTTGGCAGCATTGATCACATACAACTTTACCCCATCGTTAATGCAAATATACTGGTTGGCTGCTCCTGGACGTGTGATTGTAATACCAACACGACCTGTAGAGGTTGTTAAAGTAACCCCAAGGTCTGTAGTGTCAGAGTAGATTTTATTGTCGTAAACGCTGTAAATGCGATTGTTCCACGACTCACACCCACGAGCCACACCTGAAGCACCCTTTGGTCGGATAGCTCCAGTTGGATTTAGTCCAGGTCTTTTTGTAAAGTAATAATAAGTCTTGTTTGTCTCTGGATTCTTTAGAACGTCAAAGTAACCATTGATAAACCTCTGGTCTTTATCCGCAGCTGTTCCTCGAAAAAGAAGACTCCCAATAGCCGGAATTTTGACTGTTTGGGCCTCTTTTTTTCCTTCACCGACAGCTCCGACAAACTGTTTTTTTGATCCGGCACGGCTATAACGAGGCATATTAAGCTTGTCCGTTAGGGTTTGGTTGGATTCGGAAAGACGTTACTTCTTGATCCCAACCACAGATTTGCTCATAACATTGGTCAGCAAGGAATTGAATCTGTTTAAATTGTGATTGTGGAACAGTGTAGCTGGGGGCAAGAAAGAGAGCTAGGTTGTAAATAAGAGCCATTGCCCATTCTTGGGGAAGGTCATAGTCATCGGTAGCTGTCAAGAAGTCTTCAATCGGACGCTGGTATTCAACATAAAGCGGACGGGTGACTTGACCCAAAGCTTGGTAAAAATAAAGATACCCTGTGTTTCTTTGGGGATCAAAATAAAATTGTGTTGGTGTTCCTTCTGTTGCTTTATTTGCCATGCGGTTATAATCAGCACGGCTAAGGGGTGTAAGAGGAACCGTGCTTGAGGTTGGCGAGATTGCTCCTAGCTGGACGTTGGTTACTCGAAGGGGACGTGTCATCTTTGTCTGGTAACAATAGACAGTATTTCCACTGCAAGCAGTCGAGGGAAGCGCGGCTGTCAAGGTCACAGTGTTACCTGAAGGCGCTCCGTTCACAGTCGTCCAGTGGATGTATCCAGTGTCCAACTGAATCCCAATAACGTAAGTATTAGCAACAGTAAACACCGAAACCCCTGCTGAAGAAGCAGAGGAAAGGGTTGTAAGAATCACTGTTGATCCAAGAGCCGCTCCTGCACTTGACAAGGTTGTTTGTAAAAACCCGCCAACACCAAGGGCTGTTGTTTCTGTTGCGTGATCTCCGCCTGGACCTGGAAGACCCAGAGCATACACCCATTGTCCTTTTTGCGGGAACACTACACCATATCGTGTCTCCCACAACTCCAATCCTTCTGTCTCCCACTGTTTAACAAGAGAGTTGAGGATCATTGAGGAGTTTGTAATTTGAATTGCTGTAGGTGATTGGGAGCTGTTCTCGGGATCAATAGCACCAACTTGAATAAGTGCTTGGGTAATAATCTGGTCTCGATTTGGGCGAAAAGTAACTACACCGCTAGTTGCCATATTAAACTACCTTTTTAAGAAACCGCATAACGTCATCCCAAAGAACTGCCGCGAGGAAGGAAACTGTTACAAGAAAACTCCACCCAATAACGTGGGCTTTTATCTTCTCAAACAGTTCTTGGTTTCGTTTTTCTCTTGCAATGAGTGTTTTAATAAATTGATGGTCGTCTGACAAGGAATGTCGTTCGATGGCGTTGTCAATGATTTCTCGAATATCTTCTTTAGTTATCTCTACCATTGGATTGTCCCCGTCCCTGATGTAAAGGTATAAATTTTGTTTCCACCAGTGACTGTTCTTGTATAAGATAACCCACCACCGATACTTGCAAGGTCTGCTCGTGTGTCTGGGTAGGAAATGATTACAACTCCCGAACCACCAGTAGCACTTCCTGAACCGCCTATAGCGCCACCACCCCCGCCAGTATTAGCAGTTCCTGGAGCACCCCAACCACCACCACCGCCATTACCGCCAGTTCCTAGCGGGGAATATCCAGCACTTGGACCAGGTCGCCCTCCACCGCCTCCGGCGTAGAACACAGTGGAGCCTGTAATATCCGAAGAAAGGCCAACACCACCATTTTGATTTGAGGCCGCTCCACCTGCGCCACCACCTGCGCCACCACCTTCTGAATTAGCAACATCCCCATAGGTTGACCCATCAGAGCCTTGTCCAACGGTTCCTGTTCCGGCTGTTCCTAAACCACCTCCTCCAGAACCCCCCGATCCACCAACTGTTTGAACAAGGTTTACACCATATCCGCCACCCGTGCTTGTTATAGAGGAAAACACTGAGTTGGCTCCTTGGGCATTTTGAGGCCCACCAGAACCAACTGTTACAGTATAGGGTGTTGAAGCACTAACAGCAAATCCTGTAGCTGTCCTAAAACCACCGGCACCCCCGCCCCCAGTCCTATACCCTAAAGCGGGATCAGCTCCACCGCCGCCGCCACCGGCCACAACAAGATATCGAACTGTTGCAGGAACAGGTAAAGTGGCACCATAGGCAAAAAGAAGTTGTTGAATAATACTCATGGTTAGGTCAATCCTGTTCCAGAGATGATCCACTCTGTCGAGGTAATCTTTAAAGCTGTTGCAATACCATTTGCTGCCAAAGTTCGACTTCCAGTTGTTCCTGCTCCGGCAAGTCGCATTGTGTCAGTGTTGATTGAGATTGTGATAACACCCGCTGCGTTCTGATTAACAATCGTAATGGCTGTTCCAATTGGATAGGCCACTGTGGCATTGCTGTCAATTGTGAAGATACGAGCTGTTGTGTCTGCCGACGGGTGAAGAAGGTGTGTGTTAGCATCAGCAAGAACTGTTGTGTAAGCTGCGCTTTTTATTGATTGGGCAATACCACTAATTGAGATACTGCCAGAGCTAAATGTAAGACCGTTACCAACAGAGATTTCTTCTGTGGCTCCTGTAGAAGCCGTTGTTCGACCCAGAAGGCGGTTGGTTGCTTGAGTTAAACCGCTTGCTGTAAAAGCTCCTGAAACTGCAAGAGAACCGGCAGAAAGGGTCAAACCTGAACCGACTGTCAATTCTTCAATAGCTCCGGTTGAAGCTGTGGTCCGTCCAAGAAGCCTGCTTGTGGCTTGGGTTAGACCTGAAGTTGTAATAGGACCTGCTGCAAGAACACCAAGAAGTGTTTTAACTTGGCCTATTGTTGTTGATCCGGCAAAGACACCCCAGACAAGGGTGTTGACATCATTCAACCAGTCTGCCGGAATAACACCTGTTTTTGAAACAAAAGTTGTAGAAGCCATATTTAACGATATCCAAGATCAAGGTTAGGTATTGCACAATCTGGTTGCGCTAAACCAGGAACTGCCTGACGGCCGACAACAGTGCAAGCCGCAACGAACACATCTGTTACTTCTGGACGTGTCCAAGGAAGCGGGGCCGGTCCTTTTTGAGCAACAGGGAAATCAAGAGGGTGACGCATCTCCCAGTCCTTTTTACAGACCTTGAGGCCATCCCAAGTTTCTTGTAAGTCTGAGGCTTTGAATTTAAATCCACAGCGGTCACAGACTGCATTATAATCCCCGCTTTTCCAGATTGTTTTTTTCATTTTATTTTACCTAGGGCTTGTGTGGCTTACACCAGCAACAGGACTATTTCCAACAGTGGCCCCTTCAATTGCTGTCAACTGGGCAGCCTGAGCTGTTGTTAAAGGACCACTTCCTGTGGTCGCCAGAACAACGTGGTTCGGTGCGACACAGATGTTGCCGCCGGTCGTGTCGATCAGCGTAGACGATAGCCCAGTGACAGAATCAACTGGATAGCCGCTGCTAATCGTGATAGTCGATCCGCCGTTGTTCTTCCACTTGAAGTCGGTGTAGATGAAGTCGACACCGGTCGGAGACTCAATGAACGCCGTCTCCTGCGCTATGCCGACCGACGTGAATTGCCAGTAGACCTGGTAGGCGTAGATCTCAGGGTTTGTGCGGTCACCTGTTACCGTAAACGTGCAGCGGTTCGGCCCGACTGAAATTGCAATTCCTGTAACAGTGCTGCCGTTGATGGCGTATAGGTTGTAGGCGAAATCGTTTTTCTGCGCGACGAGATAGCTGATGTCTTTACCCGCGCCTGACGTGGCGCACGTTCCAATGTTCACGTCGATAAAGTTCTTCGCCGTGACCGTCGATTGATATGCAACGCGGAGCCGAATAGCTCGTGTCGAAGCAGCTGGCGTTGGGTCAGTCCACGTATATGGGAACGTCGGTGTGCCGTTGTAGAGTTCGACACTGTGGGTTGTGTCGTATAGCTGGATACGTGAGCCGGCGACAGCGCCAGTGATCGTCACGGACTGATAAATCGAAGGCGACACCACCGTAATCAGGTTCGCGCCGCTGGTGCTGTTTGATACCGTCGTGCCGGTCGGCAACTGCACAGTGCAGTTGCGCCCCGAGGTATTCGTCAGCGTGATCGTGCCGGTGAACGTGCCCGAACTTAAGTTGTAATTCGCGCCGTTTGCTGACGGGTTGAAATTCACCGTCATCGTGTTGCCGGTGAAAGTATAGACCACCGTGATCGCGCCCTGCGCCGGCATGTAGAGCGTGCCGCCAGTGAATACCGGAGCGCCTGCGGTGGCCTGCGAATAGGTGCCACCCGTATAGGTGAACGCATAGCCGCCCGCCGTGAATTCGCTGGTGAGCGTGTAAGCGCCCATCGCAATGCTGCCACTGCCGGTCAGCGAGCAACCTGTCGTCGTGATGTTCGCCGCCGCAATCAGTGAGCCAGCCACCGGAGCAGAACAAGGAACCGCATAGCCAAGGTTTGCCGTCGTGCAGGCCCACGCCTGCGTATAGTCGTAGACCTGCTGGAACGTCTTGCTTGCGGTGAGAACGATCGCGCTGGCGCTGGAGCTTGGTGATGGGATGGTGACGCCGGTGATGCCGATCGCCGTTGTTTCTGCAGTCAGTGATGCCGCGCCACTACCGGATGCAGACCACGCTGATGAACCACTCACCGCGCTAACCCCTGAAACATTGGGGGACGTCTGATCAAACACGAAACCGTAATGCCGCGCCTTGGTGATGAACTCGTCGCTGGTCGGAACGCCGTCGAAGTAAACGTCGCCGGTGATGACAGATTTCGGGTTCGCGGTGAATGTCAGAGTGACGTTGCCATCCGCGCCCGAACTGTTTGTGATGCTGATGTCGAAAAACTCGAACCCACCAACGCCGCCGTTATATGTCGAAGTAAACAGTGCCGGCGGCGTCAGCGTGACGCCGTTGATCGTGCCGGAAAGCGATACCGTCGGCGGCGTCCAGTTCGAGCCGCCGCCGTTGTAGAACGCCGTGCTGGCCTTGCAGTAGCCAACCACGCGCACGGTTGCGCCGTTGGCGCAGGGGATTGAAACTGTTTTTTGCAGGTCTTTGCCAAGCGCGCGAGGGCGAAACTTCATTGCCGACGTTGACCGATTTTTCTCCGAGTTATCTCTGAAAACGGCACCCCTAGGGGAGTAATATTCCTGCACAGATACGTCTCGGTTTTTATTCCTGAATCGCAGATAGGAGCCGTCAATCAGGGTGTCAAACTCAGACCCTAAATTCCCATCCGGAGACCCATCCCATAGGCCCGATGTCTGAAACTCGCAATCGGTCATGTCAATTTTGCAAAAACCACCCCACCGATAATCGCCACCTGCAGCGCGGTGAGTCGCGCCAAATTTAGTGCCGATCTGGCACCGTGTCAGGGCCATCTCTCCAGTAAAAAAAAGAGGGCCTTCTGAATTATTGAAATAGGAATCGTCTAGGCGCATTCCAACGACCGCATAGCCCGGAGAAAGGCCGGGGGAAACGGTGCCAAGGTGACTGGCACGGAGACCTGAAAAAGCCATTCCGGGCGACAATGCCTGCATACCCCAATCCGCACGGAAGATACATAAGTTGCTGAAGCTCAAGCCGCCGCCGCCGCCTGAACCGCCAATAATCACTGGGGTATTGAAGGTGGTATAAAGGGCGGAGTCGTTGTAGCTGAGACCTTTGGTCGGCGACAAAACATTGGTGTTCACCAGTAAAGCGTTACTGTTGGACTGGTAGTGCGCATTTGAGCCGATATACGAGTAGGCACCTGAATCGGCGCTACCAGAAAGTCTGAGCAAGACGTTGTAGAAAAGAACGTCTTGAACGGATCGACTGCACGGAATATAAGCTCCAAAGCCGTTCGACAAACAACGAAGCTCAAAGAAAACATCCGTCACCGTCACCGGCTGAAAACGCACATTGCTGCTGAAATTCCCAACCGTGCCACCCGATGCGTGGTCATACGTTAAGGCCGCAGCAAAACCAGTCGGTGATCCTGACGAATTCAGAACGTCAATTTTGAACGTCGATGAATTTACGTAAGGCTGAGTGTCCTCGAATATCAGGAGGTCGCCTGTCTGCCATCCGCTAGAGTTTGCCACAGAGCACGAAGTAGAAACGCCGCCAGTGACTGCCGCAGTCAGCGTAGTCCACCGCGTCCGTGGAGCGCCTTTGAGTGTGAAGTTTGCGCCGTCGTCATATGTCCAAATGCAGTTGGCGGTGCCAGCCGTTCCGTTTGACTGAATATCAGTCGTAATGGACGGCACCGAACTCAGATTGCAAGTGTGCGTTGATCCTGATTGAAACGTGACAGCCCCAGACATCACCAGCTTACTGTTCGCCGCAGTGCTGTGCGTCAGCGTGCTGCCGGACTGCGCCGTGATGGTCTTGGCCACCGCCGTCGTCGTGCCAATTGTGACGTTGTGGCCATTCTGCAGGATCAGGTCATCGGCGGCGGTCGGTATCGTGTCCGCGCCGGTGCCGTTCGCCAGCGTGTTGAACGTGCCGAGCGCCATGAAGTCGGCGGACGCTTTACTATAGAGGGTCGCCATTAATCACCCCGCCCATAACAAAACAATATCATCTTAACCTAAAAGGGATTTAAGTTTTTCGGATTTATCCAAAAGTTCCTGTTCTTTTTTCTGAAGCTGGGCCACAAACTCTTGAAACTCAGCTTTATCAGCAGCAAGCACAGACTTTTCTAAAGCGATGTCTTTATACTGTTCTTGAATGCTCCGTTCTTTAGTGATTAAATCAGCCAGGGCTTGATCAGCCTCTGCTTTTTGTCGAGCAATGTCAGTTAGCTTTTGGGCCATCTTGGAATCGAAAGCAGCTTCTCGTTCAACAATACTGTTATATTTATCGGAAAGAACCGCATCTTCTTCACGAAGAGCCTGTTCAATCTTTGATTTGTAGTCCTCGGCTGCTTTAATGGTTGTATAAGGACCAACGATCTTTTTGTAATCCTCCAAAATATCTTTAGCATCTTTCACAACCTTTACAAACTTTTCAGGGTTCATAATGGCGTCAAAGAAAAGAGAGATCTTTTGGATCTCTTCAAGTTTGCTGAAATCATTTTCAGTAGAAACACCCATAATTAATTCCCCAGTCCTTGAAGAACATCATATTGAATTGTAGCTCCGTTTGTAACAGAATTGATCAACAGGCGAGTTCCTGTAACCGGAGTTGAGTAGTTGCTTGTCTGGTCTGCTGTTGCTCCTGACATTGGGGCTGCATTAGCAATCCACGTAGCATTTACAGCAGCCACTGTTTTCAGAATGTCTTGCATTGTGTGCTGGACTGTGTAGTTGATTGTCCCACTGATGTCAGTCATAAGACCAACACTAAACGGAACACAACGAATATCCAAGGGCAAACACTGACTAACAGCCCCTACGTTCCAGCCAATGTTAAAAGTATCAGCACCTGTTGTAGCAGAGATTGTTACAGAGGTTACAGTTTTAAAGTATTTAGTTGTTGTTACAGTTGCCACTCCGTTAGGACCGGCAATGTTTTCAGACAAAGCGTTGTTTTCAGCATCTGTGCCTGTAACAGTAATTGTTTTTGCACTGTGGTCAGTGGCAGCAAGACCACCGACTGTAATAAGGTGTGCCAAGTTGTCGCCAGCACTTGTTGCGGAAAGGGTATAACCGTTTCCTGAATAAGCAACGGCAGAGGCAAGGCCCGCTGCCGAAGTAGTTACAGGAGAAAACGGACCCAGTTTCTGTGGTCGCATATTTTAGATTCCTCTTTGGTTGGGAATAAAGGGCATCCGAAGATACCCCCTATAGTTACTTATTATCGCTCGATGACGTAACGGAGGTAGTCAAACGTGGTTACGTTACCTGCGGTTGCACCCGTCCGCGCACCAAAGAAAGGAGCCAAAGCCACACCAGTCGGAACAGTTGTTGCAATTGCTTGTGCCCACGACTCAATCAGTTTACCATCTTGGTATCCATAAAGAGTGCTTCCATTATAGAAAATAGCAAGGGTATGCCAAGTGGTATTAAGCAAAAGGCCTGTCGAAGTCTCAGCACTTGATCCTGAGTTGGCTTTATCGGCTAACATCTTAGGAGCAGCTGAGCCAGGAAGTGTGCCAAAAGCAACCAAGTTATTTGCAACTGTAGTCCACAGATCTTCCGGATTAACAACGGCAGTCAAGTCGGTAAGACCAAACTGAACCTCTGTTTCCGCCGCAATTGAGGTTTGAACTCGGGTTTCCATGAAGAAACGTTTACCAGCAGTCAGCTGAATACACTTCTCTCCGGCCACAGCTACACCAGCGGACGTGCCGCCGTTAGCAATAAGAGCACCTCCGGTAGCCCCAAGAGAACCTGCTGTTGTGCTTGTTACAAGTGTTGAACTAGTGTCAATAACTGCTTGGTCCCAACCAGCCGGAAGGTTAGTCGTAACCGCCTGAGTGAAATCGTCCATGTAAACTGCAAACTCAGCACTAGGAATCATTCCCATGCGTGAGCGATATGCGTATCCAGCCTGGTTTGAAACAGGGGCAAATACAATAGATTCGGTAAAACCAGCACCATTTGAAGCCATAATAAATCCTCCAACAATTTATAAAAGTGTTAATGGGGTTCTAGGCGCACCCAGTTCCTAGAGTTACGTTCACTGCAACACCCCAAGGTAAAACTAAAGGTTAGACACCAGCAGTTCCATACAAACCACGCGGATCAGTCCATCCGAAGCTGTAACGGGAAGTTGCTTTAAACTTCGCGTTGTCAGTATCGAAATCGTTATCCTCGCCAAAAGCATCGTCCTTCCGCGAGAAATACTTGAGACCGTCCGGAGCATTTGTCCGAATAAACCAAGCGGTTGTGGAAGTCAAGTAGTGATTGACAACCATGCCTCCTGGGAACTTACCCATCGAATAGAGAGCACTGATATCGTTGTTAGCCGAGCCAACGCGATACTGTGTTTTCAGAATACGCTCAAGCTCAAACTGGGAATCAACCGGAATGATAATTTTCTGCGGTTGCACAGCAATACGGAGGCCCGCATCGTTTGTGAACTTGGCAATATCAATACACCCTTGTTCCAGAGAAGCTTCCGAGATATTCGCAGCTGTTGACAGAATGTTCGAGAAAGTTCCGCCACGCACGTTGACGTGGGCGCTGCTCAAAAGAACCTGTCCGTCACCACCGGTATAGCCCGCTGTGAAAGCACGGTTATACACGTTAGCTCCAACTACTTCTTTGGTCTGGCGCATGGAAAAAGCAAGCATTCGAGCGCGCTTCTCAGCAACCACGTCGTATTGGTCGTCATCAAACATTTCACGAGTGATGATAAAACCAAGGCCGTAATTAACGTGAGTGTAACGCGACGTGAAGCCTTGCGATTCGGTATCATATTCGATAGGCGAACCCTCAATTTTCACGCGAGCAAGGCCGAAACCAGAAGTTCCGACATCCTCTTCAAAAGCCTTACGACTTGTGAACTGGTCAAAAAGAGATGTCCATTCCACGGGGTATTCATCGTAAGCTTTTCCATACCAGGCATTTACACCTACCTGTAGTGCCTTACTAAAATTACTTGAGGTAACAGTAGCCATTTATATAGTCTCCTTAATTAAACAGCCGTCTGGCCGCCCATGTAGTAGTGTTGGTTAATGAGCACCAACAGTTGCTGGTATTGGGCCGCTGCTTCGTTATCGGGGGCGTTCACAATACCCACAATCTTCAGAGGAAGAGTGTTGGTTGTCGTGGCCGCAGTTGCACCCGTTGTGTAATTCGACAAACCAGTTGTCGTGCTACCAGCCGTGGTATTCACACCGCAGTTCAAACCAACACTGGCTTTAGGTGTAGTCACAGTGGCACCATCTTGGATCTGGAAAATAAGATCCGGAGCGTCGGCAACATAGATATATCGTTTCGTTGAAGCAAGCCGATATTGGGGAGTGTTAAGGTTAGTCGGATCAATGACAAAACCCATACACACACCAAGAATCAGTCCAGACGTAACCTCAGTGCCGGTCCCGTAAGCTTCGCAAACAGGGAAAACATCTGTGCCAGCAGAGTCAGAGGCTTTTACAAAGTCGCCTTTAAAAATAGCTACAGTTTCGCCCACAGGAACTTCATAGATGTTTACTTGTCCGTTCCAGGGACCCCCGTTCAGGTGTTTAACCGGACGGGCACCACTAATACGTGAGGTATTAGGCATATTTATATCCTTATTAGATTATTAAAACTTTAAAACGTTTAGATGAGGATATGCCTAACAGTTAGCGTGATAGACGTGCTATCCGCCCTTTGTGACTTTGGTCTCTACGTTTCCGTATCGACCGTCTGCCTTACTGTTAAAGTTCGCTCTCAATCCGGCTTCCAGTTCATCAAGCTCGGTATTAAGTTTTGCCATATCTTCATCGTAATACTCGTCAAGAACCCGCATAAGGTAGGCTGTAACACCATTACCGACTGCAAGGGTAATTTTTCCACCTACCTGTGAAGCGGCGTTAATTCGCCGATCACCAACTTTAACATCATGGGTAACGAACTCATACAAAGCCGATTCGTAGCGAGGAACTTTATCCTCATTTACCCAACAGTAGTGGAATCCAGGTTCTTTACCGGCAACACTCAGAATATCACGATACCCATTAATGGGAGTTCGTTCTGGACGTGCCGCTCGGTTGATTTTGCTTGGGCGCTCTTCAAGTGCAGGTTTTGTCATATTCTCTTTTAACCCTGTGCCTTTCTTTCAGCTAGTTGGGCAAGAAATTCTTCTTGTTCACTTCGTTTGTTTTTAAGTGCAACCTCTTTCAGAACACCCCGTTTAATGAGTGTTTTCATGACAGCCCGTTCATCGTCGTCAAGATCGGCAGCTGACATTTTGCCCTTTTTATTGCCTAGGCTTGGCCGCAGATTTCCAGATTCTACTTTCTGGGGTGTTTCACTTGTGTCGTTATCAGACATAAATTCCTTCTGTTTAAACTTTTCGGGATAGATCTTCTTGATTCGGTCTTCAACATGAGAAAGCATATCGCCTTGGGTCTTGTTCGGGTTCTTTGCAAGATACCCAACACCAATCGCAACAGCCTCGTCTTGCAGTTCTTTATCAGAATCAAACCACTTGTTCTCGCCACGCCACGCATTCAGTTCTTCTGTTGCTGCAACTGTCTGAGTTGTTCGTGTCTGATTTACAGTAGCTTGGGCTTGCGCATGGCCTACCTTAACGTCGTCAATCTCTTTATCCAGCTGCCTTACAGCTGCCGTGTCTCGGTCCTCAATAGCAATGTCACGCTGCGCTTGAAGATCAGCCAGGGCTTTTGTATAAGCTGCTGAACTCATTTGAGCAAACTGTTTTGAGATAAGCTGCATATCCCGATCAGTTGCTTCCCGCTGTTTACTGATGTGCTTTTTAAGCTCTTTAATCTCGCGTAGGAGAGGGCCTCGTGCTAGGAATTCTCCGGCTTCCGCCCATTCGGTCGGATCACCGTCAAACTCTTCGAGGGGTTTCCAGCCTTCTTGTCTTGCCTTTTGTTCTTTAAGTGATTGGATGTCTTCACGACTTCCTGGAACAATGATGCCAAGTTCTTCAGACATATGTCTACTTTCCTTCCGGTTTAGATCACCTTACAGACGATATCCTCGTCGTTCACCACTAGATAAATCTCGTCTTCATTTTGGGGATCTTCTTGAATCATCTTGCCCGCATACTTGGCATAAAAGACTCGATCACCTATATTAAGACCAGCATACGCAGTTCGCGGTTTGAAGGCTTTCCACGCATCTTCGCCGATATCGACGATAGTTCCAATTACAGTTGCTCCTTGTTCCAGTTTCTTGTTTGTTGCAAGAACAATACCAGAACTCGTTACTTCTTCAACAGGATCGGGTTTAATTATAATCCGATGCGCTATCGCTTTCAACATTTGGTTTTTTCCTTTTCTCTATGATAAACTCAACAACATCTTTAAAGGCCTGACACCTACCCATGTCAATCAGGCGGGCGGCATCCGTGCTGTGGTGGTTCTCTACAACTGCTTCTTTCAACTCTTCCCTTGTGTTCAAGATACCAGCAACTAGGATTCGTGTTGCTTTGCTCTTTCTCCACTCATCCCACGCTTCCTGTGAGATGTCATCCAACTCAATATTCATACTTATTTAGTTTCCTTTTTAGGGGCACTTTCAGCTTTTAGCTTAGCTGCGGCCGCATCACTGATGGCTTTATCTTCAGTGTGCCGCATTTTTTGCTGTTGTTCTCGTTCTGAATGAATCAACTTTTGACCATGTTCCATGTCTTTACGCTGCATATCTGACCGCATTTGGGCTACATCACGCATCAGTTCAGACATCGACTTTCTCTGGTCCAGCTCTGCTTCTGCCTGTTTTATGGCAATAGAGAGCTGCTTATCTTTAGCGTCCAGCTCAGCAGCAAGCTGTTTCAACTGTGCTTCTTGCTGATTTAGCATTGCTTTCTGCTGGGCTTCTGCTTGCTTCAGTTTCATCTCACCTTCCAGCTTTTGTTGATCTGCGCTGGGCGGTGGTTGGAAGTCCATAAGGGATTTGATGTTCTCAGCTTCAACAGCCTCCAAGAATCGTTTGGTGTATTCTTTGGGGTTGAGGGTTCCAAGCTGAAGCAACGAGCCGTAGCTTTGAACTTTCATCAGTTTCTGAGCAGAACTTACGATATTTGGGTCAGCATTAGGCTTAACGCTGATGTTCTTTGTGTCGTAATCGCGCTGCGCTACCGCGTCTGTTTGCGGACCTTCGGGCTGATTGAGTGTAAAATACAGCGATTCTTCAGGAAGGTTTACGTGGTTTAGGTAGAAAAGTTTCTGATATTCTTGTGCAAGCGCACGATAGATTCTCTTATAAATCGCGGTAAAGACCTTGAGGCCCTGCTCAATCGTAGCCATCGTAGTTGTAGCCGGCGTGTTTTGCCCTGGCATTTTACCAACAAAGATCTCAGCGACCGAGGCGAGTTCTTTCCCCGAACTAACAAAGGTCTCCAAGAGCTTGAATAAGACTTCAGAGGGTTCTTTGGTGGGAAGGGGAAAAATATGCTTTTTAATATCATCGCCAGTAAAATCCACAGGTTTCCACTCGCCAGGAATAAAGCGTGTGGTTCCAGACCGAACTCGGATACCACGTCCCAAGAAACCAGCTTGAAGGTTATTGAGAGTTCCCGAATCCAGAAGCTGGTTTGTTAAGGTGTTTATCGACTCATTAATTCCGCCAAGAAGCAGACCGAAGCCAAGGTCATAGATAGAACCATCAGGGTTAGGAATAAAGCCAAACTTTGTGAAATACTCAATTGGTTTGATCCGGACGAGCTTTTCCTTGCCTTTAGCATCGACAACTGTTTCAATTCCATCGCTGTCAAACCTCGCAATTATCCGAACTACTTTTTTTGTTTCATAGTGAACTGTAACAATGTAAGGCTCATCGTAACCATCATCATCCAGGTCCCACCAGCAATGACACTCAATAAAACGATGGGGTGTCGAAGGCGTTAAGGAAGGTTCCTGTGTTCCGTCAATCTTATCTTTTGCTTCTGTGTTTGCCTTGCCTGTGGGGTCTGGATACGGAATATCCAAGAACACACCACGCTGAACCCGCTCCCAAATCTCGTTGTTTGTCCGCCACAAGATCTGAGATTTGCGGGTAGCTGACTCTACGGACTTGGCGTAGTAGTCAATAACCAAATCGTTTGGAAAGAGCAACTCAGAGCAGTTTTTTTGCTGGATAGGGTCAAAGTAAGTTTTCTTAAACATACAACCCACAATAGGAAGCGTCATACAGAGCTTGTCCATATCCTCTTCCCAACCATCCATTTCCCACAGAAGTTGGTAGCTCATGTGGCGACCGATCCGCTGGGCTGTTTCCTGTTTCTGGGAGTCCATATCACGCCCAATAACAAGCCCCTGAACCAGATTAGGACCTGGGACAAGGGCAGGATAGGCCCGAGCAGCAAACTGCATAGCAGCAGTTGTCAACAGGGGGAATTTAACGTTGGCCGCATTAGGCCACGGATAGTTTTTTGTTTCTACGACTTGAGTAGCAAGCTTCAGCCACTGATCATTACGTTTGGTCCAGTCTGAGCGGGCTTGCTCGTCAATATCCAACCACTCACAGATCTTAAGGCCAATAGTATCAAGATCCTTCTGATCCATATCAGCAGCAAGGTTATTGTTCTGGACGAATTGTTGTAAGTCTGCTTTACTTGCTTTTTCAGCCATGCTGTTTAATATCCAGTCATTACGGACCTACCGCCAAGCAAGTCCTCAGTTTGAAATCTAGAGTCGCCAAATTCGTCGTCTTCGGTGTAAGCTTTTATCTCTGATCGGGAAGCTCCTGTTTGCATCTGGTCCAGGTAAAGACCAAAAAGGGACATCATATCCACTTGGTCGTCGTGTGTTCCGCGGTCAAACTCTAAAAGTTCCTGTTCAAAGTCAGGATACCAAAAAGGTTTCTTGTTAAACCGAACACCACCTGCCCGCATACGTCCGCGGATCGAAGTGGCTCTCATTCTTTTATCGACCACTTCAGGGATAGCTTCTGTGTGTAGAAACTTCCCGTTCTTTGCTATGTGGTCCCTTAAAAAGGGTCCTATACCCTTTTCGTAAGCTCCCTTACCAATAAGTAAGGTATTAAACTTGTAGCGTTCTTGTAAACGAACAATAGCGTCCACAACTTCTTTTGAATCCAGACGCTCACGAACAATGTGGCGAATGTAAAGAATCCCTGAGTCATCTACAGATCCGATCCCAATAACTGTGTAATCTCGTTTTTCTTTTGTTGAAAAAGCACCGTCAATCGAGATGTAAGTGGGACAATATCCCCAATCTTTCTTGTAATCTTCTGCCTCAAACTCCTGAAAATCGTCTTTCTTAAAGAACGTATTTGAGGGGTCAATTGGCCTGTTCAGGTATTCTTGGTAATATCCTTCCGGATTACCTTGAGAGATGAACATGTTTCGAAGTTCACTGAGACGCTCTTTTGACCATTTAACAGGCCAGAGAACCTTACTCATATCCTCATTGTGTGCTTTATATCGCACAGACATCCAGCCGTTTTTAGGGGACCGCATGTAAGATCGGAGGGATTCGTGGATGGTATTCTCATCCCTATCCCTTGGCATGACACGCTCAAGAGCAGCGTCCATGTGGAGGATAGTGCCAACCCAACGAACAATACCACGGCCCGAAAGGGCTGGGAGCAAAGCGTTACTAAACCAGTTTCGGAACTTCTCACGCCGTTCTGGGTTCATCACAATCTCGTCGTTTTCCATGTCGTCAGAGACAACTAGGTCTGGACGCTTGCCTTGCCAGAGAAGACCTCGAACCTTTTGTTCTGATCCCAGAGCCATGATCCGGAACATATGGCCGTCTTTTAAACGGACAATAACGTCATCTTCTCGGTCGGTCAGAAAGTCTTCAACACCAAAAAGATCTCGGAGTTGATCATTTGTAGCGAGTTCATTTTTAATCTCTCCTAGAAACAAGACCGCTTGTTTGTAGGTGTCTGAGATGACCAGGATAAACTGACGATCCCTAAAAAGGGCTGAAGCCAGTGTATAGGCCTTTGTGATTGCGGTTGATTTAGCGTGTCCCCGAGGAGCTGCAATGGCAACCCGTTTATGTTCGGAACAACAGAGTTCCCACCATTCTCGGTGGCATCTCGGGGTCGGGGCAGGTTCATCCAGACGAACTGAAAGAACACTCCCCATGAACCCCTCAATCATATCAGCTGTAACTTTAATCTTTTGCGCTTTTCATTTTACCACCCTTAGTTCGTGGGTAGCTTCGATTATCACTAGCCTTCTGGAGCTTCAAGTTCTTAGCGGCATTTGATCCGCCTTTGCTTAGTGGCTTATCATGGTCCACATCCATTCCTGCTGGAATCTTGTGGCCTAGGGCCTTTTCAAAGTCCCGACGGGCTTGCACCCGAAGGGCTCTATATCGTTTCCTCTGTGGAGATTCTGTAGCGGCTTCTTGTTTGTAATCTCTCACATAATTCGGTGAACTCGGCATCGCTTACTTCCTTTTTGGACAGGGGCGAGTGCGGTTTCGACGAGGGTTTTCTCCGGCTGGCATAATCCTCAGTTCCTTTTAAGTTAAATTTCTTTATCTTTTTCATTAACTTCAGTGTATTCTACGTCCTCAACCACAACAACCTCTTTTTGAGGCTTGCCTTTCTCAGCGAGGGACTTAAAGTTCTCCGCTAAACGGGCTAATTGTGTCTCAGAAGACATATTTTCTGTTCTGGAGGTTGGTAAACCGCGTAAAAGTTGCCGTTTATCTATCGTAATTGCTGAAACTAGTGCTAAATCACGAATGGAAACAGGTTTTCGTATGACTTCCCCTGTTTTTAGGACTACATGGTCCCCATTCTCAAGCCGATCTTCAATTTGTTCCAAGGCTCCGTGAATAATCTTAGAACTTTTGGCGTCAATTATCTGATCGTTCTCTTTTCGAATCTTTGCCATCAGGTTCTGGAACCATTCCTGGTTGTTCCAACCCCTGATCGTGCCTTCAGTTAGCTTTGTTAGTTCTGCTGTTTTCTTAAAACTACCAGTCACTACTAGGACACTTGCAACTTCAATCTTTTTAGTCTCTGGGAGAGGAAGGATTCCTTTTCCAGTCATGGGTCTTCCTCTAGTTTTAGAGAGAATTATCTCTTTTCCATCTACAAAATACCCTGTTCTTTTTTCAGGGGAGACATCGTTTCCTTGAAAGGCCAAATTTTAAGTTTTCTTTCCCATTAGTTTTGAAATGTCACCGCGAACGTTAAAACACCGATTGGCAAAGTCCTGAGCAAAGTCTTCAGGGCTTTTCTTAGTTTGGTAGGCTTCTTTAATCAACTGTTCGTAGAACTTCCTCAAAGCCCCAGCTGGAACAGCTTCCCTCATAGAGTTAAGTTGTTGTTCCAACTTGATTCCTTCCTTTTTTCCTTCCCCAATTTGATACATGATGTTGGCTACCTGAATACAAGTGTCAGCATCAATAGATTGAGCAGAAGCTTGAAAAGGCAGGAGACAGACAATCAGAAGGGTGGCTAGGAATCGTTTAATCACGTTTTGGGGACCTTTGAAGGGGTTGGGTATATCTCGGTATCGGATTCAGGTCAAACTCGCTTAAATCGAATTGTGGAGCCCCTGGAGTGGAATTGCACCCCCGACCTCTTCTTTACAAGAGAAGTGCTCTGCTGACTGAGCTACAGAGGCAAGAATTGGGTGGAGCGGATTCTGGGACTCGGACCCAGTTCTTTAGCTTGGAAGGCTAAGGCACAACCTATATACCAAACCCGCTTTTTATAAATTATTTTTTTTAGAGAGAAATCTAGATAAGATTTCACTCAGTCCTAATATTATAACACAAATCGAAACTAAAGTCAAGATCTAAGAGAAAATATATTTCTAAGAAAGAATTGAACTTAGTTGAAAATAAAGTGTCTAATATATACAGTATATAGTATATAGTATATATATATATAGTAATTATGTATTTAGTAATTATGTATTATATTAGATTTATATTATGTATTACGTAATTACGTAATTACGTTAAGTGTCTAGACTGTTGTCTGTAGCTGGCTAAGCGGGGTGTCTGCTTATCCCCGCGTAAGCGAGGAGTCGGTTTTCTCCGAGCGCCAAATAGAGTTCACTTAAAGTTGTTACAAGTTTGTAACATTAATATAAATACATTCCCCCAAGACAGTAATTATTTAGGAGTAGACCCTTTATTTTTGTGTTATCGGTATAAGCAGTCTGGAAACTATTTCGCTCTCTAGCCGTTTTCCCCCCCTACCCCCTTTTAATGGTAAAAATACAGGAAAATCCGACTGTTTTTATCGGGTATTCTAAGTGAGCGCTTACGTAATCCCCTACTGGTCAAAGGGTTACAAGCTTGTAATCCGCACCAATACAGTGCGCTTGACCTGTGGTAAAAATACAACAAAAATAAATGAAAAAAGATTGAACCTTTTCGAAACTGGGTGGTCTTACTTATACAAGCGGACTGCATACACGCAAGGCGTGTTGCGCGTTTGGTGGGCGACGGTGCCGCACGTCGGATGCTGCGGTCTTGTTCTTTAACAATGTGAAGCTAGTCTAACCTGTTAGCTACCTTTTACTTGGTCGCAAAAACTTACAAACTTTGTAACATCATCCGATCAAACTTAAAAGGAAACTATCATGGCAAATATCATCAAACCGAACCTTTCTTCTGATTTCGCAATCATGGCAGAATCGGACACTGCGAAGATTCTAGAGGCGCAAGGCGTAGCAGACAAAGTTACACGAGATGTAATCTTGTCGAGGGCTTTTGAACTTCACGCAGATGAACAGAAGTCGGCCGATTGGCTCGCGGGCTATGAAGCGGCACTGACAAAAGCTGGAAAATCCGAAGGGTCTGCAAAGGTTCGTAAATCGGAAGCGCGCCAAGTGTTTAAAGCGTTTCACGTGGAACATCTGAACAGTTCCTCTGACACGCATAAAGAACGTGACGCTCATGCGATGTTGGTTCTTGGTCAACTGGAAGGCGATTATCACCAGTTTATCTCGAAATGTCGCGACATGGCAAACAAGGGCGATACAGCCGGAACCGGCACGAGTCGGGCGGGCACGATTAAAAAGATTCAAGCGGAAGACCGCACGAAGATTTTGAATCGGCTTAACGTGTCGGGCGTGTCGGAATCAATGGCAATGCTTCAAGGTGCGCTCTTGGCTACCATTAAGCAAGGTGCAACACCGATTGCCATTGTGCGCCAATGTGAAACCTTTGCCGCTGAATTGGGCAAAATGTCGGAGCCTTTCTATGCGAATCTTGGCAAGAAAATCGCTGACCTTTGCAACAAAGCGGAGCAACATGCCGCGAAAGCGGAAGCGGTAGCAAAAGCTAAGGCAACACCGGCTAAAAAGCAACAGTCCGATAATGTTACCGACATTGTCAAAAAGCCGGAAGCGGAAGGCAAACAAACGGAAACAACGGAAACAACCACGCAACAGGTAGTAAACGGGTAAAGCGGTAACAAAATCAAGTAAACGGGTAGCTAAAAGGTTAGATTGGCAGGTAGAACAGGAGATTAGACTATGCCTAAATATTATATCCGGTTGTTGTCGTTTGAACGGGCTGATATGATGATGTTAGAAGCGTGTGAGGAAGCGTTATATAGCGGAATTGCGGTAACTTGGCTCTCCAGAAAAGAGTAAATTTTTTACTGTTTTTTGGTCTTTTTTTGGTTCTTTTTTGAAACTTTTTGCTACCTCGCCAGTCTAACTTGTATCGGCACAGGTTTGTTCAGCGTTTGCGTGGTTACAAGGTTGTAACGGTTTTGGTAGCGTTACAAGGTTTGTAACAGGCAGTATAACTACGAGTGAGGTTTTATGTTTATCAGTGCTGACGTTTTGGAACAGGTCAAGCATGATATTGATCTGAATAAAAAGGCAGATCGGAAGTTTCCATTTGCGTATTATCGACACTTTGCTGGTTTAAATAACCGGCGGTGTCGTTTGCGTTGGTGGAGTTTTTTGTTTATTTAACTGGTGTTACAAACTTTGTAACTCTTTTTAGAGGAGATTCTAAAATGGCAGCAAAGGGTTTGGGGATTATCCCCGAAGATTTACACACAACAGCAATACAGCACGCCGGACAGGCTCGTCAGATTTGGGTTTTTGTTGGTCGTGTTCGTGTTGCTGTTCTTCGCAATACTGGCACTCGGTTTTCAATTGAACTGTCTGGTGCTCCACGGCCTTTAGATCGTATGGCTTGGAGCCTTTCGGAGGCTCTCGACGTTGTTTGTTTCCATCTTAATTGGGAGCCTTAGCCTATGGCAGAATCTTTGTGGTTGTTTATCGTTGGGCTTTTGTGGTTCAGTGTTGCTGCTGTTTTCTCAGATGATTTCTGGGATTAGGTTTTGTTTATTTAATCGGCTGACTGTCTAAGATTTAGACGGCCTACTACAGCACAAGGGAAATTAGGCGTAACCCTTTTTTTATCTGTGTTGCGTTACAAGGTTTGTAATACAGCACAGTTTCGCTAGAGGGGATTCTATGCGAACGCACGAACAGATTCAAAGGGTGTGTAACACCTTGAAGTTAGATCGTCGTCAACGGTCAATTGTGTTTAGCTTGCAAAGCCGTATTAAAACACAATCAGAGTTGACTAACATCGCTTTGCAAGTGTCAACAATGAGCGAGAAAGACCAGCTTACTTTTTTAAAACACGGACAAATGAAAGGAGATTCACCGCATACCTTACACATGAGCACTACCAGAGCTGACCCGAACTTTGTTTCGGGTTTTCGTGTTAGTAACCATACTTTAAGGAATGGGTTTTAGCATACACAACCATGAAAAAACACAAACACCACGACTTGATTGTCCTTTGGGCACAAGGCGCAATCATTCAATATTATGCGGTTTCAGAATGGGTAAACTGTAACAACAACCGTCCACTCTGGAAGGAGGATGGTATATATCGGGTAAAGCCTGAACCAAAACCCGATTTACTACGGTATGTCCACCTTGCAGGCCCTGAGATATATCGTGACACAAAATCTGTTCATGATCACATATGCCTTGTTTTTGATGGGGAAACACAGGAACTCAAAGAAGTCAAGATGCTCAAAGACTAGACTTTACACCTACTGAAAAGGAATAAAACGTGGCTTATATCTTAGATGCAGACGACACGGATGTTTTTGTTGAAGAAAACCCGTTCGAGGAAAACACGGCTGAGTGGGCACAATGGAATATGCTGGACTGTGCTGGTTCTTCAGATGAACTCGATGTCATGTGCTGTAAGTTTGGAGATCTTGACGAATGAAACATCAAGCGGCAACAGGTAAAACACTGGCGTCTTTCTCGCAGCTGTTGGTGCTGCAAAAGGCTGTCAATTATCCACGCGGTCATGACTGCCTCATGGAAACACCACAACCCAAAACCAAATCGGGTTACAAGGGTGTAACCAAAGCAGACAAGAAAAGTGGTCAGTAAACACATGGACGCTTTTCTTTTGTTGTTTGTTCTGTTAGGCGGGGCGTATTTGTTTACGTTCTTTGCTCCACCTAGCACTCCGCCCGAGCGTCGGCGTAAGCCACGGCAAGCCAAGCCACTACGGTATCCGCCGCCGGCTCCACTTGCACCTAAACCATCAGCCGCTACTTGGAAAGAAATACCGCGACCTGGAATCAAGAAACAAGCAACCGGAAGGACACTACATTAACATGGCAGCTCCAAGTAAAGACCAGAAACACAACACTTTACTCATCGTTGATCGGGGATTTCACACCGGTCGTGTCTTTGGCTCACTTTTCAGTGCGTCAATGATCTTTCAACACATGGGGCAAGTCAGCAAAGACTGCGTTGTTGTCTTTGAGGGCGGCACTGATGTTAGCCCCAATCTTTACAACGCAAAACGAAATGAAATGACGGAGCCTTCTGATAACAATCGGGATGCTCTTGAAGCAGCAATTTTTAAACGGGCAGTGGCAGTCGGCGCTGGTATTGTTGGTGTTTGTCGTGGTGCTCAGTTAGGGTGTGTTCTTTCTGGCGGCTCGTTGATTCAGCATGTGACCAACCACAACCAGAACCACAAGGTCTTTCTGCCCGAGCTTGAATCTTCACCTGTGCCAAAAGCTTGGCAGGACATTGAAATAGATGTTACGTCTTGCCATCACCAAATGATGTGGCCGTTTGATTTACCTGAAAATGAGTTTACCCTTCTTGGATACACGGCACACCAAGCCGACCACTCTCGCTGTTATTTTGAGGAGGAATCCGAGACGGTTCGCATACCTCCCCATGAGGTAGAGTTTGGCTTCTTTAAAAAGACAAGATGCCTTGTAATACAAGGGCACCCCGAGTGGGCGAACATCAGCGGTCAGTTTGCCGAGTATTCGCGTCAACTTGTTTCTGCTTTTCTTTTGAAGTAACCCACTAAGCGTTACAACCTTGTAACATTTTATTTAAAAGGAAATCTATGTCTTTTGAACTTTTGCAAGTCGGAACTGATACAGAGGTCTTTTTAACTTCTCGTGTCACCAAAACTCCGGTGCCTGCGGTTGGTCTTATTGGTGGCACAAAGCATAAACCCAAACCTGTTGCTACACTGGGTAAGGGATACGCTGTTCAGGAGGATAATGTTATGTTGGAGTATAACGTTCCTCCCGCCGGAACCAAGGAGTCCTTTGTATCCCAGTTGACAACGATGCGTGGTTACTTGGATAGCCTTACGGCAGAGTTGGGTCTGGACATTGCCATTGCTCCGTCCATGCTTTTTACCAAGGAACAGCTTAGCTCCCGTCAAGCACAGGAACTTGGTTGTGAGCCTGACTTCTGTGTGTGGACACGCACGGCTAATCCTTCTCCCAAGGAGACTGGCAGCGCATTGCTCCAAACAATGCGAACAGCTGGTGGCCACATTCACGTTTCCTTTAACAAGAACGACAAGCCTGCAAGCAAGCTGTCTGTTTTTGACAAGGAGCCGATAGTTAAGGCACTCGACCTTACGTTGGGCTTGCCTAGTCTGTTTATTGATGTTGACACACGCCGGAAAGAGCTTTATGGTAAGGGTGGTGCTTTCCGTGATAAAGACTACGGTATCGAATACCGCGTGCTGTCTAACTTCTGGACTGCCTCATCCGAACTGATGTCGTGGGCTTATGATGGTGTTGTCACGGCCTTTAAAGTTGCGAATACCCCGAACGCCGTGTTTCTTTTGGAGGATTACGGCGCCAGCATCAAAGGAGCTATTGATGCAGGCAACACGAAAATTGCTTGGGAGATGCTGCACTGCTTTGGTCTTGTTTATCGCACGTTGGACAAAACCTTGATGAAGAAGAAATGCGACTCTCCGGCTTACTTTGGCACGGGGGCTTTTGCCTAATATGCTACAGCATATTGACAGCCTTTTTCCAGAGGCAACTCTGGATGACCTGCGTCTTTATTTAAACGACACGGTTGTCCTTACGCAGGACTACAAGACCGAGCGGTTTCCTGTTCTTCGTGCTGTTTCTGGTATTGATCTTACAAGTTCGGGGAACAAGCGGTATTTTACACTGCGAAGCTATGGCGACACACCTGCAAAGGTGGCTTTAACTGAGGACAAAGTTCTCTTTGAGCTTTGGTTTCCGGTAGAGGGATGGTGCAACCACCGGAAAGGTGCTGTCCATATTTCTCGGATACCCCTTCGCCAGAACAAAAAAGGCATCTGTTCGGGAACAATGGAATCGTTCGGCCTAACTTCAGCTGTTCGTGGTTTGCTGGGATTCAAACATGTTATTCCTTCTTTCTGGTCAGCCTATGCCTTTGAAGGTTCCGTAGCAGATTGGACAATACTGCTGTCTCGCAATGATCGTTTCTGGTCTTTGTCACATGGACTGAGCAAGATGGACAATGATCCCAATGTGTTTGGCTTTGCCTTGAGCCCACAGTTTGCTGTGTCTCTTGGTGTTGCCTCATCACTACGGTCAATCTGGTTCAAAGATATTCCGTCGGGACAGATCATTAATGAGGGGCGGATTGCTGTTACTGAGCCGCTTTTGAGGCAGGAGTATATTGATTATTTTACCCCACAAGGAATTACAGTAGAGGCCTAACAGGAGAACATGGTGACAATTAAATCAAAACCTCCCCTAAAGATTAACACTATCTATGGGCTGCTTTCGGCAAAAGATATTCACGCGTCCCGTGTCCCAGATGGTTGGGAAACACACCTTCGTGGGTATTGGGGCTATCGCCGAAAAGAGAATGCTTTTACTGCTTTTCGTGAAAACATTCCCGTTTTACGCAGCACTGACGGCCATGTTGGCCTTGAGGTTGAAATTGAGGATGTTTCTTTTACATTAGACTCGAAGGCTAGTCCTGATTGGCTTATCCAGAACGATGGTTCTTTAAGAAACCACGGGCGGGAGTTTGTTTCTCATATTCTTCACGCTTCTGACGTGCGTTCCTCGTTGGCAAGTTTGTATCTTTTCTTGTCCAGTTGTTTGGGGAAAAAGCCTTCTTTCAGTTGGCGAACCAGTATCCATGTCCATCTGGATGTTGGTGATCTGACTACGGCAGAACTGGGAAACCTTATTCTTCTTTACACTGTGTTTGAGTCCTCTTTGTTTCGCTTCTCTTGTGAGGACAGGAAGAAAAGTGTTTTCTGTGTTCCTCTAACACGGACGCTTTTGACAAATGATATCAACCTACTCCTCAACGACACCGGCAATGGGAATGACATAACCCCGACATTGTTTGAGCGTTGGTCAAAATACTCGGCCTTGAACATTGGGCGTCTTCGTGATCTCGGCACAATGGAGTTTCGGCACCTTAATGGGGAATGGGATGCGGGTAAAGTTGCTCTTTGGGTTGACTTGATTCTTGCGTTAAAAGAAGCTTCTGTTCGCTTGTCTCGTGGATGTATCACTGACTATATCAAGGAGATGAATACATTTTCTAATTATGCAGACTTCCAGCGTCTTGTGTTTAGGGGGCTTACTACGGTATTACCCAACACTTACAGCATGAAGCAGGAGCTGTCCACTGGATTCTCTTTTGCCAAAGAGTGCCTGATTAACAACCATCCTCTGTTCTATCCACAACATCAGTTCCCTAAAAACAGTGGAGTTAGTGCTTTTGTTCTTCGCACTAAAGAGGAAGCGGCAGCCTACTGGCTAAAACAGAAAGCAAAACAAGGGGAGAAAAAATCACTCTCTACGATGTCTTTTGATGAGGTTTCTGCTTTGGTTGGTGAGGTAACTGGAGTGCCTCCTGTTTCTACCGGCATGGCAATCAACGTTCCTCCTCCCACTGCCTCCTTAGGCTCCATTAATCAGTCTGTGAATGCGTGGTGGCAAGACGAGATTGTTCCGTATGTTCCCCCTAACTAACCCTAACTCTAATTAATTTTTAACTCTGTAAAAAGGAAAGTTCTATGTGTGGTATTGTTGGTCTTTCTTGTTTCAGTGCTGGTGGTCTGTTTGTTCGTGATCTTGACATCTTCAAACAAGCACTTATTGGAGATAGTCTTCGTGGAACAGACGGCACCGGTATTGTTCGTGTTATGCGGGATGGCAACTACGATCTTCGTAAGATAGAGGGTGATCCTTTTGGCCTGTTCCGTGCCCAAGGTGTGATGCCGTGGCTTGACAATGCAGCAAAGGACTGTGACCCTATTATCTTTGGTCATAATCGCTTTGCCACGTTTGGTAAGCGGAACACGACAAACGCCCATCCTTTTGAGCACGGTGATATTGTGCTTGTCCATAATGGCTTCATCTCAAATCTGGAGGCCTTTGGTAAAGAGGCAAAAAGCAAGGAGGTAGACAGCCACGGACTGACAGTTGCTCTTGCTTCCTATGATACTTTGGATGTTCTTGAACAGCTTGAGGGAGCCTATGCTATTGTCTGGTATGATCTTAAGCAAAAGACCCTCAACATTGCGCGAAACCATGATCGTCCTCTTTGGATTGCGGCACAAAAGCAATTTAACCGGATGATGTTTGCCTCCGAGCCCAAGATGATGCACTGGATTTTGGACAGAAACAAGGAAACAGTTCCGGTTTTTGAGGAACTTCCTGCGTTTACCTATCTGTGTATAGATCTGGCTGGGGATGTGGTCAAGCGGGTCAAGTATAAGTCCCCCCTGACTCGCACTTACAGTTACAGGGGATACGGCTCTGCTTGGGAGGGATACGAGGATGTTGTTGAGGATAAATCTCCCGTTCCCAAAGTGGAACCTACGGTAAACAAAGAAGGCGATATTCGAGAAGGCTGGGAGTTCGTCAATGGTGTTTGGCGTAAGATGGAGGAAGCTCCGGAACCACCGGCTGTTCCTTTCAAGAGCAAGAGTAACGTCACGCCGATATCTAAACCGGCTGCGTATACCCCACCTCCGGCATATCTTCCGCCGCCAAGTGCTCCCAACTACCACGCGGCTAATCAAACAAAGCCAGTGAAGACAAAGGCAGAGATGTTTCCGGATTCGGTTACTTCTCCGTTGTCTAAAACGTCTTTTCGTGTGGGCGAGAAGCTTCAGTGGATGCCCATTGACTTCTACTCTACCTCTAAGAAACAGCCCCAGTATTGTATCACGGGTATACCGGTTCTGGCTGAGTCTACGTGGGAAGTTAAAGGATTTACTGCGGGCAAAGAACGGGTAGCCTCTTTGATGGACGCTGACATTCTTGAGGGAACTATTCGTGGAATCCAGCGTATGCCAGATAATAGTGGCTTTTCGATTATGGTCACGGATGTCTTTATTGCAGTCAACAATAGAGATGTGGAAGAGGTGCGTCGTCAAGCAATGCACTAAGCTGTTAAGTTACAAACCTTGTAATGTTTAAAAAAGAAAGGAACTAAATGCCACGTCTTGTTGTTTTTCCGTATAAGATGTCCTCACAAGGGGCAAGAAACATTGCCAAGGCAACTGGGTCGTTTCGTGTTTTCCCTACAGGAAAATACCGCCCACGGCCTTGGGATGTCATTTTAAACTGGGGTAACGGCACTATGCCGGCTTGGTTTGGCAAGGCTGTTGCAGCAGGTAGCCGCTGGCTTAACCCTCCAGAGAAGGTGGGGCTTGCTGTCAACAAGAAGAAAGCTTTTGCTCACCTTATAGCCAAGGAAGTGCGCTGTCCTGAAGCAACTACGGTCAGCAGCGTAGCAGCCCAATGGCTGTCTGAAGGGACAACTGTTGTGGGCCGTAAAACCCTGACAGGAACACGAGGACAGGGAATTGTTCTTATGTCAAGCCCAGAGGAGTTCCAAGCCTGTCCCTTGTATACCAAATACAAACCCAAGAAAGCGGAGTTCCGCGTTCACGTTTGTAACGGGGTTGTCTTTGATGCTCAACAGAAGAAAAGGAGGAAAGGAGCAGAGTCAAACTCAAAGATACGCACAGAGGAAAATGGTTGGGTATTTTGCCGAGAAGGCATTACAGTTCCTGATGACGTAAAAGAACAGGCACGTCTTGCTGTGCTTGCGCTTGGCCTTGACTTTGGAGGCGTTGACGTTATCTGGAACGAACATGAAGGTAAGGCCTATGTTCTTGAAGTGAATACAGCCCCTGGCCTTGAGGGAACGACAGTCTCACGATATGTGAGCGCAATCCAACAAGCACTTAATAATAACTAATTAGGAACTACATGCGCTGCCTTTCTTGCAACAACGCACTAAGCAATCGTGAGAGTGTTCGTAAATCCATCGCGACGGGGGAGATGATTGATCTTTGTGATAATTGTTTTAGTTATATTTCTGATGATGTGCCGGTAAACGAGCCGTTTATTTCCAATGATGACACTGAAAGGGAAGCTGATGAGCACAACAATGACCGCGACTAACCATGCTTTTGTTCCTTTTGTCCTCCCAAAAAACGAGTATGGGTATTCTGAAATAGCCCAGTCGCAGCCCATTAAATTTGCCTTTGTCAATGAGACGAACGACGGCAAGTTTGTTGAAATTATGCTTCCGGCTAAGTGTCGTGATTATTTCTCAGATGCTCTCCATTCCACCGAGTTTAATCAGACACCTTACAAGATCTATGGGTTTGAATGGGACAACAGCACACAGTCGTATGAAAAGAGCAGGACACTCCTTTCCGTGCGTCTTCCAGTAGTCCCCTTAGAAAAGTTCCTTGCAAACTGGGATAGGATTGGTGTTCCTGTAGAAAAACATAACGGCTTTAAACCTACGATTTTTCACCGGCCTGTAGATTGTGGTTCGCAGACCTTTGTTGTTGAGGCAGACGAGCGTTGGCAAGATAACTCATACCTTATTGGTATTTACACCCTCCTGTTTCGCTTCTGCTGTTACGAAGAACTAAACGGGGATTGGGATGAAGAAATCAAGAAAAAGAGCCCTGAGAAGGACGGCTATTTCCTTAGCTTTGATTCGTTTCTTCCCTCATTACAGAAGCTGGCAGCGATTGTGGAAGAACGGAGAAAGACTACGGTATCGCGCACAGGTTGGGGAAATGATCGTGTGACAGGTGAGGTGCATGATTGCTCTGGTGTGGCTTCGATGTTGACTACACCCCCAATCAACCCTCTTGCTGAGCTTATCCAAAAACAAATAGCGGGGTAGTATGTCACAGTGGGAGAAAAACGAGCCTTGTCCTTCTTGTAGGGAGCAAGGTGGAGACCGAAAAGGAAACAATCTCGGTGTCTTTGATGATGGGCACATGTGGTGCTGGAGCTGCGGTTATTACGTTGCTTCAGACAACATCCCACTTCGAGACATTGAGAAACGTCTTCTTGATCGGGACGCTGCTGATCTAAAGGCCGGTGTTGTTCGTCTTCCATATGACGCTTCGTTGGCTCTTCCTTCAGATGTATGTGCTTGGCTGTCTAAATATGGGATAACAGACAATGAAATAGCTGACCATAACTTTATGTGGAGCGATCTACAAGAAAGGCTGATTTTTCCTGTGTATGGGGATGGGTTTGAGCTTCTTTTCTACCAAGGAAGGTCGTTCTCGAAGAACCCAGCAGCCCCGAAGTATCTCACACGAGGCCAGTCCGAGGACGTTTTTCACGTAATTAAAGGCAAAAATGTTGTGGATAATGGCAGCTGTGTCTTGACAGAAGACTTAATATCTGCCATAAAGGTATCACGCCAAACCACAGCAATGCCTCTTTGGGGCTCTCACATTGGACGAGATCGTCTGTCGGCCTTGTCGAAGATGTTTTTTTACTTGTCGATCTGGCTTGATAACGACAAATTACGAGAATCAATGGCTTTTAGGCAAAACGCAACTGTTTTCTTTGATCGTGTTACAAGCATTGTAAGTGATCTTGATCCAAAAGAATATAACGACTCACAAATACAGTCTTTTTTAACAAACGGAAGATAGAAAAAAGGATATTCGTATGAACCAACATGGCCTAAACTACACCTGCTCAATGATTGAGCTGTCTGCTGGTTATGAAGGAAACCCAAAAACAGTAAGAGAAATCTATGATTTCATGGAAGGCATCCAACAGGCAAGAGCAGATGATGATGGTAGTCCTGTAAAAGTCTTTATTTGGAATGTCATAGACGATGAGAAAACCCTCGTTAAGCTTCTAACAAAGGCGGGATTTGTTCCGGTATGGGAATACGTCTCCAATGAAGATGAAGACTGCAAGGTGCTTGTCATGCTTTACACTTACCCGCTAGAAGATCTTGCCTCCATTTTTGAAAATGATTATGATGAAGACGACTGATTTCTCATTTGACAGATAGTTAAACTTAGGATATAATATTATCTTTGTGAGTAAATATATATTTTCAAATCAGGGGAACTATGCGGATAGAGTTATGTCTAATTAAAAGCTTTTACAGTAATACTATATATAATAAATATAATAAATATATTAATACTAATCTATTAAAAACTAATAATAAGGACTTATATAAATTAATATCTTGTATTTCTCTCT